CTGCACGGCGTGCGAGGGGAGCCCGTTCGTGGCCAAGGCCCGGACGATGGAGCAGGCCCAGCGGGCCACGGCGGAGGCGGAGCCGGTCGTGCTGGCCGACCTGCCGGCGGAGTTCCTGGAGCGGATCAAAGGCGTCGACATCAAGCCGGCCACCGAGACGGCACCGGCCGAGTTCAAGATCGAGCGGATCGGCGGGAGCATGAGCCCCGAGCAACTCGAGGCGGCGTGGGCCGGGATCAAGGCCCGCCGCGAGGAGATGATGGCACGCATCCATGAGCCGGTGAAGGACAGGCTGGACCGCCGCCGGATCATCGGCATCGCCGGCCGGGCTGGGGCCGGAAAAAACACCGTGGCCGAGATGATCCCCGGGGCGGCCGTGTTCGGGTTTGCGGACCCGCTCTACGAAGGGCTGGCCGCCATGCTGGGCGTGCCCGAAGAGATGCTCCGCAGCCGGAGGAACAAGGAGACACCGCTGGTCTGGCTCGGCAAGAGCCCGCGGGAGTTGATGCAGTTGCTCGGCACCGAGTGGGGCCGCGGCATGGTGGCACAAGACATCTGGCTGCGGCTCGCAAAACGGCGGATCGAAACCTACGGCGGCACGATCGTTTTTTCGGATGTTCGCTTCGACAACGAGGCCGAGTGGATCCGCAACCAGGGCGGCGAGGTGTGGCTGGTGGAGCGTGACCAAGAGACGCACCACACCCACAGCAGCGAGGCCGGCATCTCGCGCCAACTGATCGACCGCGTGATCGACAATCGCGGCCCGCTTGAGCAGACGCGGATGCTGGTCGAAATGGCCCTGCCATTCCCAGCCGGCTGACCCACAGGACCGCAGACCCCGGGCCGCTCCGCGGCCCGGGGCACAACTGGACGCCCGTACAATGACGGGAGAAGGAACGCGGCCGTGAGAACCCGAGAGGATTCGCAGTTTCGCCACACGGCCCGCGGTCGCGAGGCCATCGCGCCGGCAGGCGAGTCGGCAAACCACGTCCACGTTCCAACCTCGTCACGGGTCGGCGTCGGGGCAATCACCAGCCGCCGGGCCGAACCGCTGACGTTCTGGCAGCGGCTGGCCCTCGAGCTCGCCGGGGCCGGGGATCCGTCGCGAGCAATCGTTCCGTTCTGCACCGTCGCACAAGCCAAGCAGCTCTACGAAGAGGGAAAAATCCAATGATCTCCGACGCCCCGCTCACCGTCGCCGCCAATGGTTCGACCTCCGCCTTCGGCAAGGCGTCGGCATTCATCGAGACGGCCAAGGTCGCCGCGTCCGACGGGCTGACCTGGCGTGAGTTCGGCGAACTGATGGTGGCCCTGCTGCGGCTGCTGACCGAAGCCTATGACGGCGTGGTGACCATGACCGGCGCGCAGAAGAAAGCGGCCGTTGTCGACGCGGTCGGCCAGCTGTTCGACGCCCTGGCCGACAAGGCGGTGCCGGTCGTGGCCTGGCCGCTGTGGGTGATCGCCAAGCCCGCCGTGCGGTCGCTCGTGCTGGCCATCGCGGCCGGGGCCGTAGAGCAGGTGCTGCCTCTGGTCCGCGGGGTGGCGTGATGCTGGCCGAGATCCGCCTTCTTCGCGAGTGGGCACCGGCGATCGGCTACGCCCGGCGGTACGCCGCGGCGGCCGACGTTCGCGAGCGTTCGCAGGTGGTGGCCGACGGCCTGGAGTGGGCCGCCTCGCGGACAGCCAGCCGGCTGGACGACCGGCTCGCCAAGCGGCTGGCCGCGGTGCTGCACACCGAACAGGGCGTGGCCCTCGTCTGCGAGATCCTCGACATCCTCGACTCGTTGCCCCAGGAGCCCCAGTCTTGAACGTCCTCCCCTACCTCCAGGCTGCCGCCGGCGTCGGCCTCGTGATCTACGCCGTGGTCGTGCTGGCCCAACGGGTCCGGGCGGCCCAGCCGGCCCGCGAGCGGGCACCGGTGGACGACCTGCGGCTCGTGATCGACCTCGCGGCACGGCTGCGGGACAAGGGCCACCACCAGGCGGTGGCGGTGTGCGAGCAGCTGACCCACGAACTGCTGAAACCCACGGAGCCCGTCAAGCCGTGAGGCCGTTCGTCCTTCTCGCCCTGGGGCTGATCCTCCTCGCCGGCCCGCTGCCGGCGTGGCACGGGGGCGGCACCGCTGTGGTGGCGAAGACTGCGACGGCGGCTGTCTACGTCTACGAGAAGGACTCGCACGCCGTTCCGCCCGGCGTCACGGTCGGCCTCAACAGGCTGAACCGCGAGCGGCAGATCCTGGCCACGCTCGTGGAGGCCGACGCCACCGACGGCGACGGCGAGGTGCCCGACCAGTACCGAGCCGCGGTGGAGGCCGCCAAGGCCCGGGGCCTCCCGGCCCTGGTCGTGCTGTCGGGCTCGACCGTGCTGGCGATCGTGAAGGCCCCGACCGATGCCGACGCCGTCGTGAGGGCCGTGCCGTGATCGACCAGAAACTGATCGACGTTTTCCCGGCCGAACACGACGGCTACCCCGACCACCTCGCGGCCGAGGACACGACCGACGCTCTGCGCGACGCCTGCGGCAACGCCTCGCGGGAGTTCCCCCGGGCCATGTGGATCGAGCCCCGCGAGTGGGCCGAGCGGGCGGCCGAAAACGACCGGCATGGCCTGTGGGCGATGAACTACATCGACCGGTTCACGAACCAGCACCCGACCCACGAATGCACGGCCCACTCCCTGCGGGCCAACCTCGAAGCCGCCCGCAACCGGGCACGCGGGCTGATCTACGGCGGCCCGCAGGTGGGCGAGCGGTACGCCGAGTCGGGGGCGGCCGGCAGCGTTTGGTTGTCGCCATTGAGCGTCTACGCCGAGGCCAACCCGGACCGCTGGGGCGGTGCGAACGTGCGGCAGGTGCTGGAGATCGCCGTCCGCCGCGGGATGCTGCCCGACAAGGTGCAGCCGCGGGACTACGCCTTCCGGCATTCGCTGACGGGCACGAGCGGCCGCGGCAACAACAACCAGAGCGGCGGCCAGTGGGTGCCCGTCTCGCGGTTCCCCGAGGGCTGGCAGGAGACGGCCCGGATGTTTCGCCCGCTGGAGGTGATCTTCCCCGAGTCCTACGAGGAGGCCGTCTGCTGTGTGCTCCACGGCCTGGTCGTGAGCGTGGGCCGCAAGGGCCACGCGGTGCCGTGGGCTCGGTGGGTGGCCGACCAGCGGCTCATGGGATATGCGGACAGCTACGACGTGGTCAGGTACGACTCCGAGCGGACCGCCAGGTCGGCCTGGCGTGGATCGTTCGCCATCGCCAGCTGCACCCTCCCCGACGATTGGAGCCGGCCGGCGGCCGGGTGACCATGCGAACGCTCGCCATCCTCCTGGCCTTGTTCGCGGCGATCGCCGCCGGGGCCGAATGCCCCAACTGCCACGGCGAGCGGATCGTCGGGCCGGCCCCGGTGCGGCTCCCCTGCCCCGTGTGCGACGGCAGCGGCGAGGTGCCCGACAAGGTGGCGGCCGAGCCCGCCCACCGGGCGGCGGTCGTGCGGGTGACGGCGGCCGACGGCAACGTGCGGCACAGCGGCAGCGGCGTGCTCGTGAGCGTGACCGGCTCGCATGGCGTGATCGTCACGAACTGGCACGTCATTCGGGACGGCAAGGACGGCGTGGTGGTGAAGTGGCCCGGCGGCACGATCACGCCGGCCAAGGTGAAGGCATCCGATACGGTGTGGGATCTCGCGGCCCTGGCGGTGACGAACCCGCCGGCCGCCCCGGTGCCGGTCGCCGTCCAGGCCCCGCGCGTGGGCGACCCGCTGACGATCGCCGGCTACGGCCCGGACGGCAAGTACCTCGAGCAGGCAGGCCCCGTCACGCTCTACGCCTCACCGGGCCGGGGGCGTGGTGTGCAGCCGCAGCTCGTGGAGATGAAGGCCGCCGCCCGGCAGGGCGACAGCGGCGGGCCGATGCTCAACGCCGACGGCCATGTGGCCGGGGTGCTGTTCGGCTCGGCCAACGGCCGCACGATCGGCAGCTGCTCGACGCGGGTGGCGGCCTTCCTCGCGGGGGCCGACTGTGCTGACGGGAGGTGTGCGAAGCGATGACCGACGCCGAATTGCAAGCCGCCCAGGATGCCGCCTGGCGGGGACTCGCGAAGAACCCGATCCGCCGGGCCATGCTCGGCCGGGAGCGGTGCGATGCCATCGTGCGGGTGGCGGCGGATGAGCTGGCGGCGGTTCATGGCGAATACGAAGCCTCCGTCCGTGCCGCCGGCCTGTCTGCCGTGGTCGTGCATGGCGACGACCTCCGCCGGCGGGTCGAAGCCCGAGTCCGCCAGACCTACCACGAGCGGGCAGGCTTCGCCTTCATGACGCTCGTGATCGCGTGGGCGATCTCGGCAATCGTTCAGGTGTTGGTCCAGAGGTGGCTCGATTCACGGGGGCAGCAGCAGTGACACAGCAGACTCGCGACGTGGTGGACGTTGGGATCAAACTCCTGCGGGAGTTCGGGTTTCCGTGCTTGGTGCTTTCGGTCATCGGCTGGTGGGGCCAGATGGCCGCCGTGGCCCTCCACGAGACGGTGCTGGTGCCGGTGGTCGAAAGCCACACCACCTTCCTCCAGGCCACAAGCGACACGCTTGCCACGCTCTCCAAGGCCCAGGAGCGGCAGGCCGACACGCTCGAAGAGCTGGCGGCCGGGCAGAAAGAGATCCGGCAGGTGATCGAGAGACGCTGATGGACAACCTACGAGCCCTCCAATCCCACGTTCGCAGCGTCCTGGCCGCACGGGTCCAGTACGCTCAATCCTGGCGTGTGGACGAACTGACGCGGCTGGTGGTCCGGTACTGGCCCCATATCCACCTGGAGGAGATCGAGCGGCTAGGGGGGCCGAATCACCGGGACATAGATCACACCATGACGCTCGTGCGGGCACAGGTCCGCGAGCGGTGGGAGGCCGTCCACGGCGTCGGGCCGTTATGGCCGATGATCCTCGGCGGCACGGTCAGCAACATCTGCCATGTGATCCTCGGCCTGTGGTGGCGGGATCCGAGTTGGCGGGAGACGCTGCGGGAGATGGAGACCGTAGTAGACTGACGGCACCGCATACGCCGGCGCGAGCCCCCATTCGCAGCCGGCAGCCGCGCCCCGGGTGGGGGTGAATCCCGGGGCGCGGCACGACATTCACCGCCCGAACGCCACGACCAACTCGATCAGGTCGTGGACGGCCCGGGCCAGCCGGGAGTCGGTGCCAAGCTCCTGGCCAAGCCGGATCAGGACCAGGGTGTGGACGAGGGAGGACCAGTTCAGGCGTGGCATGGATTGGCCTCCATCTTCTTGGCCGCCACCGTCAGGTCTTTCAGTACCTTTGCCAAATCGTCGTGCCTATACAGGCACATTTTCACGCGGCGACGCTCGCGGCCCCGCTGGTTCAACGAATCGACTCCCTGCGGGATGATGACGTTCCACATTCGCGGGGCCTTCCGTAGCCGCACCGTAACGAGCGTCGTGCCGTCGTCTTTGTTCTCCCCGCTCCACCCGATCATCATCCACTGGCCGCGCCTCATGCGGCCGATTTTGCGAGCGTTCAGCGTGCCGGCAGCTTGGTAAATCCGCCACATTCGCCGCCGTGCCCACGCGGTCGGCACAGCGAACGTCTTCACGAGTTCATCCATCACGTCATCTCCGGCGGCTCAGGTAGGGGCATCCACGCGACGACGCTATCCCACAAATCAGAACGATGGAAATCTACCGGCGCTGGCTCGTGTTCCATAAGCCACTTCACGGACGGCTGCTCGCTGTCTTCTAGGCCCCACGTTTCAATGCCGCGGTACGCAACGCATGGGCCGGCTATGTTGCACCACACGAGCACGCGGACGCCATCGTCCGGCAGCCGCTCATCGACCGAGATCCACTGCGGGATCGACGCCAGGGCATCGGCACACAGTCCCTTGGCGAACGGGTCGCGGCCCTCGTAGGAGTAGATCGAGAGCTGCATGAGAAACATCCGCAGGTCTTTGTGGAACTGACGCTCGCTCATGCGAAAACCTCCTGTGCCAGCAGCTGGGCCGGGAACGCCGCGACGGGGCAGTCTACCGGGCGGATGATCCACTGGTACTGCGAGCCATCCGGGTGCCGCGACGGCGGCAGGACCGATTGAGCGGCCCGGCCCCCAATGCGGATCTCCAGGTCGTCGGCGTGGACAACCGCCGCGGCCGGCATCCACGGCCCCCAGCGGAACAGCCGGTGCTCGCCCCGGGCCGACCGCCAGGTGGGCGTGGGGATGTCGAGGATCCCGAACGCGGCCAGCTGCTCCCGGCCGGCAGGATCGTCGTACTCGACATCGACCACGCCGGAGGCGGGGCCGAGGAGGAGGCCGATGTTCGATCCGGCGGCATACCAGGAGGCGACGGCCTCCAGGTCGCCGGTGGCCTTGTGCTGCCAGCCGGCACCGAGGGGCCGCTTCTCCCGGCGGGCGAGCCGGACGAACCGGCAGCCGAGATCGGCGAGATGTTCGATGTCGGGGGTCATGCTGCGATCTCCTGGGCAAGAAGGGATTCGATCTCACGGGCGGCGGTAGGGGCGTCGATCCAATCGGTGGTAACCGTGGCGGTCACGACCTGAAACACGGGCGGCCGACGCTGCCAGCCCTTGCGGCCGTGGGGCATCATCACGAGGTCGCACGGTGCCCAGCAGTAGACATGGATGTCGGGCCGGCCGATCCAGCGGCATTCGCCGCTGATCATGCGGTAGAGCGTGGCGATCATGCTGCCGCCTCCATCCGATCGCACAAGGCGAGAAACTCGGGAGAGGTCATCCGCTTCTGGCACTCGGCGAGGGCCGCGGCGAAAACGGTGTCGGCCTCCGGCCGGAAGTCGTTCATCAGGCCGCAGCAGACGTTCGCGAGTACGTCGGTCGGCAGGCATTCGATGCGGGCTTCGAGGTTGGTCATGGGTTGGGCTCCTGTGGTGTTTTGAAGTGCCACCCGTTTTGCTGCTTGCGGCTGGCCGGGTGGCCCCACCTTGAATCGTGTCAGCGGCACCAGTAGTCGCATGAGATTTTGAGGGCCACGTCCCAGGCATACCCGAACTTGCGTTGAAGGTAGCGGGCCTCGTCGATGCCGCTGTCCCAAAATCCGCTGCGGCGAAGTTCTCGCAGCATTTCGGCCACCTTGTTCTCGATCCATTCGTTTTGGCTGGTTGTCATCGGTTCGGCTTTCGTCTTGTGGTCGTGTTGCCCGCCGGCCCTGTGCCGGCGGGCGGGGGCGGCGTCACTCGCCGCGAAGCTCGTGGTACAGCGAGTCGATCAGGCGGTCGGCACTGCCTTCGCCACAGACGGCGTCGAGGGCCTGGCGGACGTTCATGCCTTCGGCGACCTTGGCCATAATCATCGTGCTGATCTTTGCTTGCTTGGCGGCGTCCATCGTTCCATCTCCCGGTTGTCGGCCGCGGGTCTCAATCGCCCGCGTCATGCCCCTACTGTATCCAATCGGATACCGTGCGTCCAGTCCTTCACCCAAAAAAATCCTTGGGGCGTTTTCCCCGGGGAAACCGCTACTTCTTCCCGCCGGGCGGGAGCGGCTTGAACCGGACAGCGTCGGCCCGGCGGACGAAGTTCTGCCCGTCGATGGTCACGGCCGGGAGCCGGCCGGCCTTGATGAGCCGGTTCACATACGCCCGCGTCACGCCGGCCAGGGCCGCGGCGGTGCCGATGCGAACGTATTCGGACGGGTCGATCTTCATGGGAGCATTCTTGCCGATCATCGGTCGCGGTCAACCTACTCGAGCAGTTCGGCCGCCAGGATGTCGGCATTCCCATCGGGCCGCAGGCGAAGGTGGACAACGAACCAAGTGCGGATCGACGCCCCGAATGCGTTGTCGGCATCCACCCAGGAGCGGACGACGTAGGAGCCGTCCCGCTGCTTGGCCGCGTGGTCCCGCGTGATCACGCCATCGAAAACACCCGGCCACTTGGCGGATCGCGGCGAACGGAGCATGGTCTTGATATGCGACTGTGCATTCACGACCGCGAGCGTGCGATTGTCTTCCTTGTCGAACTCGACGGCGGACTTCTCCGGCAGGCTCGCCGCCCACTGCCAGCACCCGCCCACGAGCACCGCCATGATCGTGAGCCACGCGATCGCTGCCACAGCCTTCAGCAGCTGGAGCGAGGCTGACCGACCTTTGCGGGCCGGTGCTTTCCGCCGGCCGGTGTTGATGCGGATCGTCCCATCGTCGGCCCCGTCATCGAGGAAACTCCAATCGGACACAGCACCCTCCTTTCGGGCGGCAGAATCCTACCCACGCTTGTCCTTCTGATCCAACTTCGGCAGCAGATCCGCCGGCCGCTGCGGCCGCGGCACGAACCGCGGATCGAGATACCACTTCCGCGTCGTGGCCGGTTGAACGTGGCCGGCAAACTGAATCGCCGCCGCATCACCCGCGGCCTTGGCCATGTGGCTGATCGCCGACCGCCTCACCTGCTGAAACGCCAGACGCTTCCCGGCCAGCCCGGCCCGTTTCATCACGTCGTCCTTCAGCCGATCCCAGAGGTACGTCCGCGGGTGCGGCCAGGCGAAGATGCGGTCGCGGTTCACGCGGGCCAGCCGCTCGAGCCGGTCGCACAGATCGTCCGAAAGCTCGTAGACCCGAGCCCGCCGCCCTCCCTTCCTGATCTCGCCGGGCACCTCCAGGAACGGCCGCCGCAGGTGCCGCGGCTCCAGGTCGAGCATCGCGCCGATACGCTCGGTGGTCTCGAAGCAAG